TCTTTAACAACTGCGTCTGTAAGACCTTTATATCTTTTATTGAGTTCTTTTTCTTTAACTGCAATCATAAGTTCAGCGTCATCTTTATGTAAACCTTCTAATAACTGAATAAACATCATTTCTTTTTTGGTTTTTGAAAGTTTAGCGTCTGCACCCTTTACAAAGTGCCATAATTTTCTTGCTTCTGTGTATAAAGTTGTATGTTCAGTACCTGCTGGTGCCTCATTTACTTTATATGGTGGAGTACCTTCTGGTAAATCCCATTCAATTTTAGGATCAAAACCTCCCTTTAAAATTTGTCTTAAAGGAACGGAATCGTTTTTTCTTAAAACTTCTATTTTTTTTGGTTTGTCTTTTGCGTTATTTACTTTGATTAGAATTTCGTGTAACAATGGAGCAGATGAACCTGCATATTGCATATTTAAATTAGATGTGTTTGTTGGCATATTGCCCTCCTCATTTTGTTATCTATAATTGTGGGTGAATACTAACGCTAGCGTTCATCACCCACAATTCTATTTATACTTAGTGAGAATTAAGCATTTTTGTAAGCATACGGAGTTCCGTATAACTTTTGGATACCAGCAGCGATAATCGCTTTTGTTGGTTGACCCATTCTGTAAGAAGTACCTTGAGCAGTTTGATTTACATAGATCATGTGACCTTCTGCTCTTAACGTATCAACCAATGCTCTTGGTGATGTTAGGTCGAATTTGCTTCTTAATGTTTTCCAAGAAACAGCAGCACCTTTAGATAATAGATTTAAAACTTTTTGTCTTTTTGACAAAGTTTTTCTACCTCTTGTAGATACTTTTTTTGATTTTGATACGACTTTCATTGAGTCGTTTGAGAAAAATGATTTAAACATTTATTCACTCCTTATTATATAGTGGCATTGATTAAAGTTACTAACTTTGCCAGTATTAGCAACTATCCCAAAGTGCTTTATGGAATTCTTAAAATTTTGCATAGTCAATTGTAATAGCATATAAATTATTTCCCTCTCCTTTTGTTGTTATAGACCTGTCAACTCTTTCTTGGAAAGGATGTTTCATATGTACCTGTCTTAATAATAATGATTTTAAAGACTCAGATAGTAGTTTATAGTCTTTTAAAAAACTAGGACTAGTTAAATCAAAGTTTTCATCTTTTAATCTTAATAACATTGTTTCTGTAAGGTCTTCACTCACAGCCTGTACAAATACTTTATTGTGTTCGAGTCTTATCATCTCCTGTCTTTTAGCATCTAATTCCTGAGCCTTTGTATTTGGTTGTTTAGGAATCTTAGGAAAAAGAATAATATTGTCTTTAGGTTTATCTGTCATTAACATTACTTTGTGACTTCACCTTTAAAGTTACATAAACCTTTATCAGCAAAATATTCAACTAACTCGTTGTATCCGCCAATGTGTTTATCGTCAATTATTATTTGTGGCATAGTTCTTACTTGTTTACCTACAGCTTCATATAACTGTTCTGGTGTAGTAAAATCTTTACCAAACATTTTTTCTGTGTATTCAAAACCTAATGTCTTAATAAGATGTTTTGACTTATCACAATAAGTACAATTAGGTTTTGAGTATATTTCTATTTTACTGCTCATTAGCAATAACCTCTACTTCGTCATAGGCCTTGTTAGCCATTTCTTTTAGTTTGAAAGCGTCAACTACAGTTTCAATAGAGTAATTGTACATCTTATTGTACTCACCCATAGGTAATCTTAAACCAATCCAAGCACGATAGTAACCATTCTTTGTAAGAGTTACTTCCTGAGCAAACACTTCATAACCTCTTACTGGTGTTTGTTTGATTATATTTACCAATGTAGTTTCAACATCTGTTACAACAGTTTTAGTAGTATTTTTACCTAATTCTGTAGTAAATATTTTAGCCTTCTTGTTCATTTCACCTTTTACTTTATCAGCAAGTTCAGCCTTGGCAATCATCATACCTTTTTCAATTGCAAGTTCTAAATCTGGTGAAACACTTGTGCCGACACCAAAGATACAAACTTTATCTTTACCTTTGCCGAACGTTTTAGTACCACATTCTTTTTTCTC